GAGGTGAGCATTTTGACCGCGGTGTCGGCCATGTGTTGGAACACGGCGATGTCTTGCATCACGCGGTCGAGTTCGCCGCGTTCAATGTCGAGCAGCATTTGTGCCTGGGTGACCGCTGGGATGTTGCCGAGCTGGTCGATGACGTTGGCGAGTTCGCGGTAGACCTGCTGGTTCGCTTCGGCTGCTTCGCGGGAGTCTTCGCCGAACTCTGCGGTAATGCCGGCAGCTTCGGCGAGCGCGTCGGTGAAGTCGTTGACGGCTTTCTCGTTGTCGAACGTGGTAAAGAGCAGGTTGAACTCGTCGATGAGTTCGCGGTTCATGTCGGAGATGAACTGCTGCACAGCGTGGTGCTGCTCCATGTCCTCGTTCGTTCGAGCGATTGCCGACTCGATGTCTTCGATGCTTGGATGGAGCTCGTCCATCACTTTCTTCGCGTCGCTGTAGTCGATGTTCGCGAGCTGCTGTTGATAGGCGGCCTCGGCGATCATCTCCGCTAGCTCGAGCTCTGCCTCGCCGTAGCCTTCGATCGCAGGCGTCAGCTCCTGATCGACGATGGCGGCCTGCTCCTCGAACACGTTCGTGAGCTTGTCGATCGACACAAAGGGGATCTTGTTTGCTACGTCGATAAGCGTGTTGATGAAATCGACAAACTTGCCGGCGAGCCATGTCACGGCGTCGCTCATAGCGTCAAATGCGATCTTGACGGCTTCGACAACCTTGGTAACGACGCCAAACTTCTTTTCGAGGGCGATAAGGATCGTGACCAAGGCGGTTATGGCAAGTGCGACGCGGACCGCTGGGTTGGCTTTCATCGCCTTGCTGAACAGTTTGGTGGCGACAGTGGCAATGCCTTTAGCAACGGCCATTGCTTTGAGCGCGAAGTTGTAGGCCACGATGATGCCTGACACAGTTCCGATTGTGGCGCCGAGCGCAATGATGAGCTCCGTGTTGTCTCCGACGAACTTCGCCACAGACTCGAGGACAGGGATCATCTTCTCAAGGATGGGCAGCAGCGCGTAACCGATCGACTCCTGGGCGTTGTCGATCTGGATCTGCATCCGCTTGAACCGACCCTCGGCCGTGTTCGCAGCTTCTGCAGCTGCACCGCCGAACGTGTCCGCGAGTTTCTCGCCGATCTCGTTGAAGTCTGCGCCGCTCTTGATGACCGCCGTCAGGCTCGGGTCGAGGCGTTTCAGGCTTGACGTTTCACCCTGGTATGCCTTCGCTAATGCCTCGCTGACAGTGTTGAGGTCTTTGCCGGTCGCTGCGGAGATGTCGAGCGCGATGCCGAGCAGGTCTTGGGCCTCGGTGACATCGCCGGTGGCGCGTACCAGGTTGCCGAGCGCCGGTCGCAGCTGCGCGTCGGACACTGCGACCGCGAGCTCCATCTGCGCGATGAACTCCTCATTCGCTGCAACGGCTTCATCGGTGGCGCCTGTGACGGCTTGGATCTGGCGTGCGAGCTCTTCTTGCTGTGCAGCGTCCTCGACCGCGGCCTTGAGTGATGCGCCAGCTGCAGCGGTGAGGGCGCCGAGCGCAGCGGTGGCCGGCAGGAACGCCTTCTTCATGGCGAAGCCGACCTTCTCGCTGGTCTTCTCCAGCTTGGCGAAGTCGGCCTTCGCTCGGTCGATGCCTTTCGGGTTCCACTCGGAGAGGATTGGGACCTTGATTGCCATTAGCCGAGCCTCTTATCTACGCGGGCCTGAATGGCCTGTTCCATGTCTTTGATCGCGTCAGCGACGCCACGCTGCACTGTGGGAAGATGCCGTTCAGCTGCACGCCACACCACGCGGCTCGCGCGACCGTTTTCTGCTCGCAGCTTCGCAATCATGGCGCGACCTCGAGTTGAGTTCTCTGATCCCTTGCCGGCGCCGTTTGCCTTGCCGGCGATGTCGAAGATCGCGCCACCGGCGTCGGTGTTCTGCAATGTGAGCAGCGGGAAGATCTCCTTGTTGCGGTCGCGTTTGCTTGGGCCTTTGTAAGTGACCTTGATCCCGCGTCTGATCTTCTTGGCGTCATAGGCGCCGATCTCGCGGCCTCTTGAGGTTGTCCAGTTGTACCAGTTGAGACCAGAGTCTGCAGGTACCAGGCTGCGCGCTTCGGCGACCATCGGCTTGGCTGCGAGCTTCATCTTGGCCTGTGTCGCTCGACGGAGAGCAGGGTCGATCTTGCCGAGCGCGGACATCAGGCGCGTAACGTCGTACTGGACGGCATCGTTCAGCATCTCAAGTGTGAGTGCATCACCTCGTCCTGCCACGTTGTTTCGCCTTCCTGTTCTGCTCCTCGAGTACCGCGAGGACCGTTTGGAGATCCTTGCTATCGAACTCTATGTCAGGGGGCCACCAGTGCAGATGAACCAGCAGCTCGGCTAGCTGTCTGCGTCTGGTGCCCCGTGGGTAGGGTCCGCGTCCTCTGACACGACCTCGAGGCTGATGATCTTCTTGAGGTAATCATCGAACACTGCCGGCATGACTTTCTTGGCGGCTTTGCTGGCCTCGAAGGCCAGATAGGCCAGGTCTTCCATGCCGAGGCCTTTGGCCATGTCCGATGCTTTGGTCTTGTATTTGCGTTCCCATGCGACGATGGACCAGAGGGTGGTGGTGACGTCCTCTGGCCCATCGCCGATGTCAACGCGGAGTGTGAGCTGCATGTTGTGCGCCTTTCTTTGCTAGCTCAGGCGACCGCTCGGGTGAGCGCACCGCCTTGAATGGTGATGTCAACGGTGGACAGTGTGCCGAAGTCTCCGTTGATCGGTGTGAACGATGCCAGGTATCCGCCGGTGAGCGTGTAGACGGGATTGTCTGCAGCTGGGCTGGAGCCGGTGGCACCGACCACGGTGTCGAACGTGGTGCCGATGAGGCCCTGGAGGATGCCCTCGACTTCGCTCGCGCCGTAGCTGATGAACAGCGTGGCGGTGATCTCGTTGTTCTCGAGGCCGGCGACGTAGTTGCGGGCCGAGTCATCGACGGTAGTGGCTTCGAGAGCTTCGATTTCGTAGGCGATCGACACCGAGGTGCACTGGTCGCTGAAGTCGTTGCTGTCGATCTCGAAGTACGGCTGGGTGAGGTTGGTTACTGTTGCCATGTTCAGGCTCTCCTTGTTGAGAGGTTGATGGTGAGATCATAGGCGGGCAGTTGTTGCTCGCCGATGATCGCGGTGGATGGTTCGCCGGCAGTGACCGCGAGGTCGCTGCCCATCATCGCGTCCACTTTGGTCATCAGATACTGGAGTGCGTCGTCGTTGCCAGGAGGCGGGGCGAGCACCCTCACGATGATCGTGATGTCCGCGATGTTGTTGTTGAAGCTCGAGAAGCGTGGCGCCTCAATGAACGCGGACAACGGCCGAGCGTTCCGAGGGTCGGTGACAGGCACCAGACCGACCGCGGTGATCGCTGTCTTCACTTCAGCGATCGCGTCGACCAGGAAGCCGCTGCCGGCCATTAGCCCACCTGCGGTCTACCGCAGCCGAGGAGCTGCAGCACTTGGCCGAGCGTGCCTACTGGCTGCGGGTTGAAGTCTTGAAACGATGCGTAGCCGTCGACCGAGCCGCGGGAGCGGTACTGGATCGCTGCGTACATTACGGTGCCGAGCTTGACAGAGCCGTCAGGCGCGGTGTTGAGCGCGTCAAAGTAGCCGGCGCTGCGTCGTCGCCTTGAGCAGAAGGCGTTGGCAGCGGACACGCAGGTCGCGACGAACGCGGTGTCGTTCGCGGTGGCGCCGTCAATGCCGAGCCATTCGATCACATCGTCGCTGTCGATCCAGGTGCACGTTGGTGTGTATTGCAGCGTGCCGCTGTCTGTCTGCCGGTCGATGTCGTCGCCGGCGTCGGCGAAGATGATCTGGTTGGGCCGTTCGATCTGCGTGTTGAATACCAGGTCGCCTTCGTCGGTGACGCCGGTGAAGCTGTAGTTCTCGAGGCTGTAGACCGTCTGGTTGCCGTTGAGCTGTGTGCTCGCGAGGCCGCTGATGTTGATGTCGGAGCCAACAATGAGGCCGTCGACATGCTCGAGGACCTGCACGACGCCATAGCCGTCTAACCGCCACGCATGAGTGATGGTGAAACTAGCCATAGCGTCGTGCAGTCCTCAGGGGATCAGAACGTGGCGTCGGGGCCGAGCACGCGGATCATGTTGACATCGAGCACTTCGCAGGCCACATAGCCGCGGACGGTGACCTGGAGGCCGAGCGTGGTGGCGCTGGCGACCTGCAAGAAGCCCTTGTAGTTCTCGTAGAACTCGACACCGCGGGTGTTCATCAGCCAGTAATACTCGGTGGCGGTCTTGTTGCCGATCGCCTGGGTGCCGACCTGGTTCGACACGACCAAGCTGAGGCCGAGCGGGTTGCCGTTCGAGGCGGTCACGCCGTCAGGCAGCAAACCGGCCGAGTTCGACGGGGCTGCCTGCGGGAACAGTGGCCGGCCGTCGCCGTCGACCAAGCTGCCGAGCGTGGCCCACTTCGCCGGTGACACGACGAGCGCGTTCGGGAAGTAGTTGCCGGTCGTGGCGATCGCCGCGGCTGCGGTGTACATGTCGGCGATGAACTCGCTCGAGCTCGTCGCGTCGGTCACGATGACTTCCTGCGAGTTGGTGATCGCAGCAGCCATTTGGTCGACAACGTAGTCCTCGGTGGCGAGCGCGTACTGGCCGGCGAGGTCGTTCACGGCGGCCTGCAGCATGCTCGGCGTCGAGAAGTCGATCACCTGCTCGCTCAGGAGGAGCGTGCCGGCGTAGGTCTTCTTAGTGAAGGTGACGTTCGAGATGTCAAAGTCGGCGGTGTTCACGGAGCCAAGCTCGGAAGCCTGAACTGCCACACCGCTGTGGTTCGCGATCTTCGGGCGCAGGAAGGTCGAGCCTGCGTCGGGCATTGAGCGGGTGCCGAGCGCGGACACGATCGGACGGAGCGCGTCGATGTCGTCGTACAACGGTTGCACGACCGGCGTGGGCACAAGGCCGCCAGCGTCGGAGATCACAACGTCGCCGGTGGCGGCGCGGATGTTCTCGTTGAGCTGATGCCAGCGGTGGCCGCCTTCACGCATCGCGATGATGTACTCGCCGACTCCTGGGAGCTGCAGCTTGCGGGGCTGTGCGAACACGGTGGTGGGTCGCTCTGCGGGGGCTTCGGCCTTCACGGGCTCGGCCTCCACGACCTCTGGGGTGGACTCTTCGGACATGGTGTGATCCTCCTCTGGATCGGGTTGGGGTTCGATCTCCTCCTCCTCGGCGGAGGCGGCGACCTGGGTGATCTTCGCGTCTGCGAACGCGGGTTCGTAGACCACGGAGAGTTCTGACCAGTTGGCGGCTTTGACCACGGTGGTCTTGCCGTCTTGCTCGACGTCGATCGGTTCGATACCGACCGACACGGAGTCGTAGGCGCCCATCTTGAGCAGCGCGAGCAGGTCATCGCCTGCGCTGGTCTCGGCGATCTTCGCGGAGAACATCATGCCCTCGGCGGTGTCGCTGCGCTCGGTGACGAGACCGACGACACGGTTGGTGTCGTGCTGCTCGAGGAGCCGTGGCGCGGGTCCGTCGATCGGCAGGGCGCCGGCTTCGATGCGGACGGTCTGGCCGCCCATCACTACAGCGTCGACTCCGTAGGGGACGGCGATGCCGGTGATGGTGCGGGTGGGTTCGTCGCCTGCAGCTGCGTCAACGGTGACGGCCTGGGCGGTCATGCGGATCGTGGTCATGCCTCGGGCTCCTGTGTGTCTGCGGCGTTCTCCACATCTCGAATGTACTTCACAACGTCGAGCTCGACGTAGCGACCATTCGGGATGACGCTGTTGAGTGAGAGGGTTTCTTGCAGGCAGTCGATGTACGGCTTCGCGCCGAACAGGATCAGATCCTGCCGTGCCTGCTGCGAGTTCTGGTACGTCATGCTCGAGATCGACACTCCTACGAGCCACGCGGGCACCTGGAGCACGCGGGCCAGCTCAAGCGCGGCGTGTTGCCGGCCTTCGTGCAGCTGCAACTTGGAGGCGTCGATCGAGCTCTCGCGCCATTCGACCAGATTGTTTAGGGCGCCGACCGCGAGTTTGCCGCGGGCGTCTGCCCATGCTTGGGCGAGTTCGGTCAGGTCTTCGCCGCCGAGCGGTTCGCCTGAGTCTTTCTGTTGCAGGTAGCCCGAGGCGATACCGCCGGCGTTGGTGGCGAAACGTAGCGCGGCTGCGTCGAGTTCGGTTGCGATCTGGATGGCGCGGTTGCCGGTCCAGAGCATGCCGTTGATCGGTGACAGAAACGTGACGACGTTGGCGGGGTCGATCGGGACGCCGTTGATTTCGATGTCGTCTGGCATGCGGAACCATTCGGGGCCGGCGTCGTTCGGCGTGTACACGTTCTCGTGTGGTATCCACATGAACGACGCTGGAAACCCTGTGGAATACTCTGTGAGTTTTACCCAGAAGGCGCGGCCCCACAGCATCAGATCCTGCACGGTCGACGAGATCATGAAGCTGCGCGTCACCTCGGGGTTCGGCCGTTGCATCCATGTCTCGTTCGGGATGTAGTTCCGTTCGTACTCTTCGCCGTTCCAGCCGAGCGTGTACGTCTTGAAGTCAAGGCCGGCGATCGTGGAGGTGATGAGACCGACGCCACGGGACACGGTGGGAATAGACAG